GCAGGCAGCCTGTTACAGGATTCCATGTGCTATCGCACCATTCTATTTTTGTTTTTTGCATTACCCTAATCCTCCTTATATTCACTACAACTAACCGCAAATCTATTTTTATCCCATCCAGAAGCTATTGTTTCCTTTTTATCAATCCATACATCGCAGTCCTTTTTCTTAAAGACACAATCATCGCATCGCCTATCAGATTTACTTTTCATCGTGTTCACCTAAATTCTTTATTATCAGTAACCCCATCGCTGACATTCCTACTAAAACACCACCCATAAACGCTATTAACATTTGTAACATACAACCCCCTTCTAAGCACTTGCACTATTTCCGTATATCTCCGCCTTTTTTCTCCTGGTACTTGCGCCGCCTCTAATGTGTTTTTCATTAAAATTTTTTCTTAGAACGATATAAACTTGATAATGTAAATTTTTATTTATTTTAGGGAGCCTCTGCTTCATGTCTTTATGAGTTGTTGACTTAGTAACTCCAAAGACTTTAGCGCATTCCCTTATGGTACATTTGTTTTTTATTATGTAATTTGCTTCATCATGTATTCTTTTGTAAATTTCATCAGCTTTACTCATCTTCATCCTTCCTTTCTTAGATTTTTAATTACCTCTTCTTTTCGCTGTTCTGCCAATGCGTTTAAATCGACTTTTTCATCGCTTTGTATAAAGTTGTGAAATTTGTTGGGCTTAATTTGTTGAGCAGTTTTTATAGGTTCTTTTCTGCTCCAATTAAGAATTGTTGCATAATCGCTTTTATACCTCTTTCCTGTAGATGCTTTGTAGCCGTCAAGTCTATTAATTAAATCCTCTGCGACTGTTTGTCCTAACTTGTCTAATAGTTTTTTATATTCGTCCTCTGTTAAAGATACGCTCTGAAATTCACCAAATTTATTTTTAATAGGTTTTTTAGGAGCAGGTATATCTTTTATATATTCTTTTTCTTTTTCTTTTTCTTTTTCTTTTTCCCCCAAGTCTATAGATAGGGTATCCATAGGGTATCCATAGTCTATACATAATGTTTCTAAAGCGTATTTAAACTCATCGCTTTTAATATTCTGCATTTCTTTTTTAATACAACTCATGACTTTGGGCGATTTAGTCCAATTATACTTGTGCCAATTAGTTAAGAATATCTCTCTCGTTTCTTCATTATAAAAAATTACACATAAATAATTTTCAAATCTATCTATCAATCTCTCTACTGTTTGCAGATTGTAACCTGTTTCGTTCGATATTTGCCTTTTGCTTATTTCATAACATCCGCATTGCTTAGTATGTGGATTGGTCATCAGGTATAGATAGAAATATTTATCTTCCGGAGTCATTTCATCCATAACTTTTGCATCAGTCCAAAATGATGTTTGTATCATTCTATATACCGCCAATTCATCACCGCCCTCCTAAAACGAAACCAAATTCAAATCAATTTCAACGCCTTTTTCAGCTATAACAATATTTTTATCCGTCAGCTCCCGTATTTCCCTTTTAAACCTTCCGGCATCGGAATTCTTGTCAGACAGATGCAGTAAGCAAATATTCCTTACACCGTTCAAATTGTTTGCCTTTAGAAAGCTTTTTACATTTTCAAGTTCAAAATGACTTCTTAAAGTCCTGTTTTTTAACATATTGTTAATTATTCCTAACTCTACATTTTTATACAGTATGTCTTTTGCATAATTACACTCTATAAATATGTGATTCAATCCTTCAAAGTTATATTTCAGGTAATATGTATCTGTGGCAAACAACATGAGCCCTATTTCCTTATGCTGTACCAGAAAGCCTACAGGTTGTCTACAATCATGTTTAGTATCGAATGTCATAACTTTATACCCGCCGATGCTTATCTTTGCGAATTCGCACAAAATATTGACCCTGTGATGATTTAATTCCAATACTTCTTTTGTACCTTTAGACATATAGCAATCAATTCCTGCCTCTAATACCTTTTCTACATATCTCGAATGGTCTTTATGCTCATGAGTTACAAGACATCCGACAACATTCTTCAAATCAAAATTAAGAGCCTTCTTTACTTCTTTAAAATCAATACCACATTCAATTATTAATATTTCACCGCTTTTTGCTTGTAGCAGGTAGCAGTTCCCAGAAGAGCTGCTACCCAATACCTTGACGTTCATTTTTTAAAAACCTGGGTCAGGGTTTATTCCCATTTGAGCGCCGTAACCCTTTGATTTATTCGAATTAACATCATAAGATGCCTGCTCCTCTGTTTCCATAGGAATATCAGTTGTTTGTTCTTTATGGAAAACCACCGTTTTTTTATTTGCATTATTTTTAATTTCCTCATTAACTCTTTGCTCTTCATCAATCACAACAGCATCTTGAATTTCCTCTTCTGTATATAAACTGCTTAGATTTTTCGGAAATGCTTCTCTTAAAGCTTGAACTAAAGCAACTTTTCTAATCATCGTTCGTGGCATTGCCTTCCAAGTGGATTGACCTTTGTTATACTCTTCAAAATTAACTTTCGCAGAATATGGATGTTTTTTGTCTTTCCTATATACCTCTGCCCATCCTCCAAGGATAACATCATCTTTAAGTGTGAAGGAACCTTCAACTTCAACAATTTCATTGCCTCGACTTACAATCAAACCTGCTTTAAACCCATCGTATTCCGGATGTTCTTCTGCTCTGTTCATAAAAGCACCTTTTGAAGTAATGTTTTGAGCAGGTTTTGTTTTATCATACTTAACTAAATAAGCTTCGTTGTTCCAAGGATTTAAAAGGTTATATTTGCACCAATTCATGAATAAAACAACTTCCTGGTCTGTAACCTCCTCATTTCCTCTTGCAATATAATTTTTAACTGTTCCAAATGTTAAGGTAACTGCTTCGCCTCCAACTTCAAATGTCACCCCTCTATTGTCTTTATCTCTTTGAGCTACTGTATTTTGATTTGTATTAGCCATATTCATTCCCTCCTATAATTTTTTACTATTTGCATTTGTCCATCCTGGACTAAATTCAGTTTGTTTTTTAACTGCTCTATTGCAATGAACTTCAACTGTAATACCTTTTGTCATGGCTATTGTTTTCATTGAAGAGCCATCAACAACAATCTTGTCAACATTCTTCTCAATTTCTTTAAAGATACATTTTTGGTCGCAAACATCCTCTTTAACGCATTTCTTGCAGTCCATTAATTAACTCCTTTCGTTAAAGCTTTTTGAAGAGACCAGCCTCTTTTTAACCTTTCATATACAGTTGGATAAGAACAATTGTACTCTTTTACCCATTCTGCCAATGTCCTTTTAACACCATTAATTTCGTAGATTTTACTGCTGCTTCTATTATTTGCTTGTGTCTTTTCATCAACCCATCTACAGTTACTTGGTTCATAGTTACCATCATTATCTATTCTATCAATTGATAATTTTTCGCTGTACCCGTTCTGTATAGACCAATCATGAAAAGCCTTATAATCATTTAACCACTTATCGCAAATCTTAATTCCTCTACCGCCATATTTAGGATATTCCCTTAAATTAGAATTCGAGCATCTATTTTTAATGCCCATCCATATGCGAAATAACCTTGTATTTTTGCCTTTGGAATCTTTGCTTAAACCGTGAGTTGTGCTGATGTCTAACAAGTGCTTTGTAGCTTTTTCTTTCTGCAAGCATCCACAGCTCCTTGTTGCTCCTTTCATCAAATTGTGCGTTTTAGCAATACTTGTATTTCCGCAATCACATTGACATTCCCACAAAGCGTTTTTATGTTTATCTGCTCCATAATATTCAACAACTATTAATCTGCCGAATTTCATACCTTTAATATCTTTATATCTCATATCATTCCTCTTATATATGTTCTATTTTTAAAGATTTATCTTCTGTTACAACAAGCCTTATCAATTGTCCTGAAATTACTATTAGCTCATTCACGCTTTCAGCATTATCTATAAATACAGGACAATAAGTATCATAATATTTTGACATTGCTTCAATGATATCCAGTCCAGCGTTTATCTTCCCTGCATTATTTGCGTCTGCGAACGGTACCCCTTTTATCAATGCTTGACAAGTTTCAGTGATTCCACCATTAATCTGTACATCAAACATTTTGAAAGTAACATATTTGAATGTATCGTTAATTTTCTTTTCCAACATACTTACTTTTGCTTTTATGAATTCCTCTGCCAAAAATTCTTGTCCTTCAAGATCTGCCACTTGCTGACTGAATTTTCTCTCTTCATCCTTAAGCTCTTTGATTCTGATTTGAGCATCCTCGATACTTTGTTTACTTGCCAGGATAGTGTTGATTTCCTGTAATCTTTCCTGATGTTCGTTGTACATTCTTCTAACCCTGTTATCATGTTCTACAGGCAATAAATTCTTCTCTATGCTTCTTATCTCATCATCTAACGCTCTGTATTCAGGATTTGAATTGTAATCAATCTTGAGTTCTGTATTTTCTTCAACCTTGACTTGAGCTTTGATTCTTTCTATCTCTGCCTCATTAGACTTTAATGTAACTTCATCTTTTTCTACTTCTTTTTGTACCTTTTCTATTTCCTCATTAAGTTGTTTTACCTTGGATTTGCGCCATTTACCTTGATTAGATATTTCATCTATTTTCTTGAGCTTATTACTTTTAAAGTTCGCCAACATTCCTGATATCTGTTTTTCAACATCATCTTCCGGCAATGCCTGTCTGCATGTAGGACAAACAAAATTCTCTCTGTCAGGCTCTTCAAATGGCTCATTGAATACTTTTGCATAATCGTCTCTGTATAACTGCATTTCTTCCTGAAGCTTTTCAATTTCTTTCTGATTTTTCGATATAAACTCAATGTTCATTTCATGCTTTTTCTGCAAGCTTGATTGTTCATATTCAAGCTGCATTAACTTGAATTTCATATCATTTAAGGATTTCATGGAGTCTTTTTCAATCTGAAGCTCTAAATCCTTTAATTTATTCTTTTTTACTGAAAGCTCTGATTGTCTCTTAATAAAGTCCTCTGCAATTCTCTGCTGATTAGATAACTGACTTTCCAATATGTTCATTTCGCCTTTTATTTTAGCCTTCTCTGCTTGCAGCGCTCCATAATCGACATCCTCTGCTAATACAGGCAAGTTTCTATTAATTTCATCAATTCTGATAGGAATAGCCTTTAACTGCTCATTCAGTTTCTTTTTCTTACTTGCGATGATAGCCTTAAAACTATCTATGCTATTGCCATTGAGTAGCTCCGGCAAATCATTTAGTTTTTTAGAATTATTTATAACATCTTCATCAGTTATGTCGCCGACAATATCTAACAGTATCTTGCGTTTATCCTGCCAATTTGTATTAACATTGAAATGCATTGGATTAGCGAGCAATTTAAAAACATTTTCATCGATGAGCGAATTGATATATTCCTTGTAGTCCTTCTCTTTTTTAGGTTCTTCGTTGATAAAATATTCTGTTGTATTGCCTGAAAAAACCGAATCTGCGGAGCCACGTTTCTTGACCCAATTTTCTTTTAATAGTCTTCTTAAAATAACTTCCTTGCCATCTGCAACCAATGTTCCTGTAACCTGGTGCTCTAACCCGTGAATAAAATCACCATTTTTATCAAGAGTCTTTATATTAAAATCACTTCTATTTGCACTATCTTTGCCGAATAATAGCCATGTGAAGCTATCAAATACAGTTGTTTTGCCTGTTTCATTTCTGCCAAATATGTTAGTTTCTTTGCCAAACTCTATGGTTCTTTCCTTTATACCTTTAAAATTTAAAAGTTCAAGTTTTCTTAATTCGATATTCATTAGATTTCCTCCTTAATTTTATCTTTATCATCTGCAAATAGCAGAAATGGAGTTATGCAGTAAAAGGTCAGTCCTACAATTCTTGTGCTGTATCGATACGGGCACTCTATGTCATTTCTTTTTGATATTTCGTACTCTCTATCGCCTAAGATGTCTTGAAATGTTTCTTTTGTAATCTGAAAACCTCTGTCATTAGTTCCTATAATCCCTTGCCTATACGCTTTTTCTGTCGATACCTTGTAATCTGCTGCCGTATTCGTAAACTCTTCAATATTTATCATTTGCATTTTTCCTCCTGTATGCTATAATTAGCATGATTTAAATTATTTTTTATTTGCCGTTTAGTTCGCAGCTATTCGGCTTTTTTCTTATATTATTTGGTAATCCAAGCTTTAACCTCCAATTTCTTATTGTACTTTCGCTTACATTTAGATAAAACGCTATTCTTGCATCACTCAAATTCTTGTTGTAGAAATGTAAAAACTTTTCTTTATTAGGCTTTTCAATTTCACAGCCATTTTTCTTGAGAATTCTGATAATTTCATTCTCCCTTAACAACGTAAGCTCTTGGAGCAATTTTATTCTATCTTGCCTCTTATCAGCATTTCTGTAAAACGTGCAAATCTCACTTTCTGAATAATATCCTCTTGAAATTTTCTACACCTCCTATATCTTGCCAAGCGAACACAACAATCCAACCTACGATAGTTATCATTAGAGCTTGTATAAGTATTGTTAGAATCTCACTTGCAGTATTTGAAAACATTTCATCACCCCACTTTCATTCTTTTCTTAACTCTATTTATAGTTATTGGACGACTGTATTGCCTTTCGAGATTTACATTTTCTTTGTTTTTCTCAATCCAATCTTCTATATCAGAACGATAAAATTTATCACCGCCACACTTAAAGCATGGTATTTGCAGCTTGTCTTTGTTTACGGAAATCCATGCTTGAGATACCCCTAACCACTCTGCTAATTCCTTTGGGCTTAAAATCTCTTGGGGCTTTTTATTCTCATATTCTGAAAGGACTTCCCTGACAGCTTCCTTGATTATGTTTTTTAGTTGTTCTTCCATATCAATCCTCTTTATCTTCAAACAGATCATCGATACTACAATTCAATGCCTTTGCAAGCTCCGGTAATGTATTAGTTTTAGGTACATTTTCGCCTGTTTCCCACATAGCAACAGTTGATTGGGATACATCTAATTTTTTAGACAAGGCTGCTTGAGATATTCCTAACTTCTCTCTAAATTGTTTAATTTTGTTTTTCAACTTATCACCTCATTTGTTGTTTAATCATCTCACGTGATTATCTTAACACTTAAAATGATAATTGTCAACATTTAATTAGAATAAAATTAAAAGAATTGAGAGACGACCATAAGATATCACAGGCAAAATTGGCTAAAGCAATTGGAGTATCACAATCTACCGTAGGAATGTGGGAAAATGGAAAAAACAATCCGGAGCATAAAACTCTTCTTAAAATAGCTGAATACTTTAATGTACCATTGGACCATCTTGCAGGAAATTCAGAAGAGGACAAAGCGGCAACAAGTAACGCAGTAAGGATAAATGTGTATGGCAGCGTTCCGGCAGGGATACCCGTAGAGGCTATACACGATATTATTGATTGGGAAGAGATTCCGTCCGATTGGATTAAAGACGGCTCTGAATTCATTGCACTTAAAGTAAAAGGAAATTCTATGTATCCCAAATACCTTGATGGTGACATCGTTATCATTAAAGTTCAACCGGATTGCGAATCAGGACAGGACGCAATTGTTTTTATCAACGGTTACGATGCAACATTGAAAAGAGTTATTAAGAATGAGAAGTCAGTAATCTTGCAGCCTTTGAATCCTGAACATGAAACGAAAATATACAGTTCAGGCAGTGAGCCAATCACCATTTTAGGAATTGTAGTTGAATTAAGGAGGAAAATATGAAAATAGTCGATGAGAACAGAGCAAAGATAACCGAAGAGGATATGAAGTCGGGTAAAGTTAAAGTCTATTGGAAGGAAAAAGAAATTAAATATGACAAAATAATAAGTAAACTATGTTACAAAAGACTTGAAACAGCTAAATATACAGAAATCATTTTTAATACAAAATACACATACGCAATGTACCTTTTTATTTTATCTATGATGGCAGGTTATATGAAAGATAACAGTTTAATTGGTTTTATTGGATTTGGCATGCTAATGATTCAGTGGGTTTATACAATAAAAGTATGGCTTCCTGTTCAAAAACAAATTAAAGAGGCTGCTCAAACAGGCAACATTAGTTATTACGGAAGTAAAAATTCTTTGCAAAATCCATTAAAGTATACAATTTATAAGCAAGGAGGTATCGATGAAATCCATAATAGCTGATTTGTTTAATGTGATCGGCAACATAATCGGTCTTATAGCCGGGAATATAAACTATTTTATAATTCTAATATTCATTTTAGTTGTGATTGCTGAAATTGCTGACGCTATTATTAATTCAAAAGAGGAGTGATGATTAAATGAGCATTGAATACAGAAGAGAAGGCAGATATCGATTCCGAATACTTAAAGACGGAATCTATTATTCACAAAATTACTATAGCGATAAGAAAGTATCAGACAAAGACATCGAAGAGAAAAAATATCCCAAGGAAGTTACTGACGCACACAAAAAATTTGAAGTAGATATAATGAGAGGCGAAATAGGCACTAATGAAAACATGCTCTTCAAGGACCTTGTTCAATTATTTATGGATGAATACATGGTAAACTTAAGAGCAAGTACCCAATTAGCTTATGAGTCGATTGCAAACAATCATCTAATTAAAGATTTTGGCAATATGCCGCTATCTAAAATAAAGACTTTACATATACAAAAATCATTAAATGAGAAACTTGAAAAATATACTCCATCAACCGTAAGCGCTATTTACAAAGAAATCAATAAAACATTTAATAAAGCTGTAGAATGGGGACTATTGACCGAAAGCCCCTGTAAAAACATAAAAATTCCAAAGCCTAAAAGAAAAAATTATGAAGAGCTGCTATCCAATGATGATATTAAGAAATTAATGAGAGCTATCGAAATACAGCCAATAATGTATAAAACAATATTTTCTATATCTATCTATACAGGAATCAGGCAAGGTGAAATTTTAGGATTGCACATATCAGATATTAATTTTGATGAAAAGTATATAAATATTGACAAGCAAAATGCAAGGGTATTTGATGAAAATAGAAAAGTTGTTAGAGCAATAGCTGATACTAAAACCGATAACTCTGTTCGCAAAGTATTTGTACCGGACTTTCTTTTAGACATAATCAAAGCATACATAAATTCTATGAGGATAATTCCTAAAGAGGGAGCCTTATTTTATAATCCTTTTAAGAAAAAAATATATAGCAGAGAGGCTGTTGCGAAAAGATTTAAACTGATGCTGCTTGAAAATGATATTCCATACATTAGATTTCATGACTCAAGACATTTGTATGCAACCATAGCTCTTAACAGTGGAGCTAATATTGTATCTGTAGCCAGGAGCATGGGCGATACCGTTGAAACAGTATTGAAAAATTATACTCATGGTATTGAAGATTTACACAAAAAAGCAACATATGATTTTGAAGATTACATCAAAAAAATTCAATGATTTGCCCCACATTTGCCCGACAGCATTTTTACAGAGGCTTAAACCATTGAATTATCAATAAAATCACTTACCAATTCCATTTTCGCGGGCAAAATGTTTTAGTAAAATTCATAAAATATATAAAAATTATAAACGGTTATAGCAACTAAATCAACTATAACCGTTTTATGTTTAATCTATTATTTTATTATTATTTGCCCCCTATTTGCCCGGCTATTGCCCCGGGGCAAATTTTTTCGACACCGTCATCAGTGCCACAGATAAAGGATCACCTCCTTATTTTTTTGTCGCCAACTTTTCAAATAATGCGTCCGGATATGGATGCTTGGACAAATACGTCATAGTATTATTATCTAATCCGAATCTTTTTTGTACCTGTTCTTTGTAATTTGTTGACATTTCCTTTTCTATATCAGCAATAAACTTGTCCCAATGAGGCAATATTAACCTTGGACAATATTTACCCGACCATTTCTGATGAGGTACTACTTTATCGATATTAAGTCCTGTAGCCTTGAGTAGCAGCGCAACAAATTTTATCGCAGTTTCTTCGGCTCCTGGAACTTCGGCAATTTCTATGCCTATAGATTTTCTGTTCCCTGCTCCGTTAGCTCCGTCACCTGCATGCCACGCTGATTCGTTGATAGGCAATTCCTGATACACTTCGTCTTTTCCTATAGTAAAATGCCAACTAACATAATTGTTTACATTATCAACATATTTACTATTAGCCAATGCAGACGCTCCGGGATTCCCTGTATTATGTATTGTTACGTACTCTGCTTTCATTGGGTACCTCGGACGCGCTAATTTATTTGATATAGGAATTAGATGTTGTATGATTTTTAAGTAATTTGATGTTGCGATACCATTATTTATTTTCATTAGTATCACCATTTATCCTTGCAGCATCAACCATCCCTTCACCGATGATGTAGGCTACAAGTGTCGCTGAAGCTGATATAATTGCTACAACTTGCTCGATTGTTAAATCAGGCACCTTAAATGCCACCAATATAGCTGTTACAAATCCTGTAATAGCAGCCCAAAACTTTCTACTTGTCAATTTTTGTTTCCAGTTGATTTTCATAATCATTACTCCTTTCGATTTTTCTGATATTTTCTTCTCTTGCTTTATTGTAATAAAAGCCTGTCGCTGTCGCTAATTCCGCAAATACAGCCGGGATTAGATAAGTTAATGCCGATGTATCTTTAGTTATATAACTCATGTACATAACAAACACCGTAACTATTACAGTTCCTATAGACACACCTATAAATATTTTCTTTGAAAACTCCGCCTTGTATTTAATTTTTGAAATAGGCATCTTACTCACTTGAATCACCCTTTTCTATTCTATCAATACGTTTGTGTGCTTGTTTAGAGCTTTCCTCAACTCTCGTTACTCTTTCCGACAAAGCGTTTATGCTTTTATTGGTATCTTTTTGCTCCAAAAGAACATCATCAGTTCGCCGTTTGATGTATTCAATGTCTGTTTTTAGTTGCGCATCATTACTGCCATCATGATAGCTATCTTTTTTAACACCCTTTTGATAACCCAAATATCCGAAAACAATAGCACATAAAGTCCCTACCGTCCCCAAAAGTTTATAGTCCATACATCACCTCAATTTTTTTAATAAAAAAGGACTATATTGCTATAGCCCCTAATAACTCATTTATCATATTTTCCTGCTCTGCGCATTGATTGAGCAAATCCTTAATCGTGTTAGCTTGCTGATTAATAATACTTCTTTGACCTTCAATAAGCTCTATGAGCTCTTGATATGTTTTAGTGTCCATTATTCCCTTGAAGGATATACAAATCCTGTAATTTGACGATATTCATTCTCTGTTAATCCGTTTGGTTTACCGACAACATTCCAAACCCTCTGCAAGCTCCAAAGTTTATTGTCATAATAATACTTGATTTTATCAAACATTATAAATCAACACCCCCCATGATTGCCAAATAGTCAATATCAGCTCTGTTTTGCTCTGCCCTGTCAGTAAGCTGCAGCTGTCTAATTTCTTCGCCGCCTTCACTAACATCCGCAGGCGGCAGCTCCCCAACGGTAGATTTTAATTTTGTTAATTCAGCTTTTGCATTTTGCAACTGTTCCATTTGATTTACATGCTTAAACATTTGTACTACCTTCCTTCCATAGATTTTTATAAAACTTGTCCATACTCAATATTAAATTATGCGTATTTCCTTGCTTTGCGTGCGCCTTCCAGGACATATAGCACTCATCGACATTTGCCTTTGTCATAACTCCATCACCAACAAGCTTTTTCATCTTCTTAAGTTTATTGGTCGTTGTGTATAGTGATACTTGCTCATAAAGCAAATCACATCAACGCTCTTTGCTTTGCCTTTTCAGGACGGGATAACAGTTCCTTGTTTGTGGTGCACAGATTTCGATTTCAAGATTTCTGAAACTTACTTTATTACGGGCTTTACACACAATCGGGCGCCAAACCGTTAGCATTGTTCGCATTGTTGTTGTTGACATTGCCGTCAGTATTCACAGTACGCGGATAATACGAGTTACCAACGTTCGGCGAACGCAGCCACCAGTTACGAGCTTACAACCGTTACCCCATATATTTATTTCAAATCTTTATACTTCTCTGAATCAGACTTGCGCCAATTTCGCAGCAGATTTTGTACATCAATTACAAGTCCTACCCAATGTTGAATTCTGTCATCATCAATACCAAAAGTAGAGTAGGCAATATCCATCATTGTTAAAAGCGCATACGATGCCGCCAATGCTTTATTTTGATACTGCCTTCTTGTATGAAAGTCTTTGGAATTTGAAACGAAAACGGAATTCGCCATATTTGTGAAATTGCAAATGTCGATTGTAAAGTCTACAATTTTGCCTGTCAGACACCATCTATACCTCTTTGGAAAATTCTTTTCGTTTGAGCATATGTGGATTGTGTATGACGACAATGCTATAGCTTTAGTTACAACCTCAAGTTTTGATTCAGTTCTTTTTGATTTTACTACACTCAAGATTAATTACCTCTCTTTTTTAGAATCGCCCCTGTCAGGGCGGATTCTCGATTCTAAACGATGCAACAAGCGGGCGCCAAACCGTAAGCACTGTGCGCATAGCTGGAGCCGACATTGCCGTCAGTATTCACAGCACGCAGAATACACGAGTTACCAATGTTCGGCGAACGCAGCCACCAGTTACGAGCTGCATTGCTTAATAATTTTATTCTACCTGCCAATGCAGAATCAGTAGCAGCTCCTGCCATAGCACTATAAAACGCATATGCTTTTTCACCTGTAACAGTGCCCTCATCAGTTCCATAAATTTCTTTTCTTGATAGCAAAAATACTTTGTCGCTGAATAAGTCTTGTCCGCCACCATCAATAGTAGCAACTGCAACTTGTTTATCAACCGCCCCTATAACTGCCACAAGTTCAGGGTCTAAAAGTTTTAAAAATCCTGGTCCTGTATATGGAGCTCCTGTAGGCGCAGCGTCATATTGATGTTTAGATACCCATGTAAATACTGCATCATTACTATTTAGCCATTGCTTTATAGCGCTGTGGATATATCTGTTATTACCATATTGCTGTCTGTTAGCGTCAGTATTTGTAGGCTCGGGAGCGTCGAATTGTACGTTTTGCAAACAATCTCTTGCTTGTATCGTTATACTAAAAGCTTTCGCTGCGTCGGTCGGAGTATCGTGATTTATGCCTATGATATCCCACACAACCGGAACACCGTTATAAGTGCTCATAAGCTGGTCGCCTACAGCAAAATACCTGTCTGCTTCCCCTCTTCTAACTACAGCTTGGACGTCGTCCCAGGAGCCCACAGTGCCTATAACCCCCATTTTACCCGCTATTTCTCTCAAGACTGCAATTTTCTCTTGCTCCTGCTCGTAGCTTGGTTGATTAAAAATATTCATTAAATTACCTCCTCTGATATGATTTGCGGTATGCCATCTACCGACACCCTGTAACCATATTTATATTTTTTCCCTGTTTTTAAATTTAAAAAAACATGCGGCATTGCATTTTCATATTCTAATTCCTCTAACCTTTCACGCAAGTCAGCAAATGTCTTGTTTTTTGCAGTAGATATCCTTGCGTCAGCAACCTCTGTATTAGCGTAATATTCAGGTGATTGACCTCCTAATTTATCCGCATCGTCAGCTTTATTTACTTTACCGTCATTATCAGTGTCATACACTGCTTTGCGCATATCTCCTGCACCTTGCCCGTCAGCACCATTATACACATGGAATGTTGTTGTTGCGCCGTTTGTAAAAGTAATTGTGTAAGTATCTGTTGTCCCTGCTGCTCCATTTCCACTTGTACGTACTATCGAAGATATACCATTGCCTGTGTCCCCTTGAATACCCTGTTCGCCCTTTAAATCTACATACTGATACTGAGCTTCACCTTCAACTCTTACGCCCAACTGAGTGCCATTCCAAGCAAATTCAAGCCCTTTGCCTGTGTTTCCCGTATCGCCTTTATCTCCTGTATCGCCTTTATCTCCTGTATCCCCTTTATCTCCTGTATCACCCTTTTTAGCAATTAATAACCATTTTGTCGTATCCGTAGGTAATATCCCGACACAATCAGATATGCAATAATAACTACTGCCTAAGTAAGATACCTTATTACTCACCTTGTAACTCTTGCTAATGTTAAACGTTTCAAATACTTTTCTTGCCTCTTCATTTGCACTTATATTAGCTTCAGTAGTCAAAAGGATGTCATAAATAATTTGCAAAGGCTCTTCTAAAGGCTGTTCGCCCAACTCTTCTTCGCTTATAATTCCGGATTTAACCTTCCCAACAAAATACTCACTTATTGCAATTAAGCCGTCATCATTTATTATGCCGTCAACAATTGCTAATTCCTTTATCAGTAAGCAAAACTCCCAGTTTCCCTTCGTATTGGTTATGTGATTTCTCACGATGTATGTAAGGCTTTTTGTTTCCAAGTTTAACACTAAAGGAACTGCAAACTGAGCAACATTCTTATCCGGTGATTTGCAGATTAAATAATAAAAATAATTCTCATTAACAAATTCATCAACTAAATTAATTTTTATATCCGTGCTTTTATTGTCATATCGATTAGAAAGAAGGAAAGTGTCTTGCAACACTTCCTTATTCTTTAGCAATTGTACTATCATATAGTCACCTCGCTTTTATTTTTTAAACATAAATTCATATATATCATTGACAACTCCTTCATCGTCAATCCATTTTGTGTAATTTTTCAAAAGTGCTTGCAAGTCCTTAGATACATTTATAGCACCAATACCAAACACATAAGCAATCGACTCAATCCAATCCTTTGTTATTAGCCTTAGAGGATAGCTATGTTTTTCATCTTCTGCCATTTCCTCAATGTACTTCTTGCTTCTGTTGATAGCTCTTACAATTCTCTCAATACCGTTATATTCCATTCGCTTAACACTATAGCCCTCAAATAGACTATATATATCCCTGACAATCGGTATATATCCGGTTATATCGTTTAGAATGTTATCAAGCCACTTATCCTTGAAAGTTTCTTCATCATCTTCTTTTTTGCGCCACATATCAAATATGGATATAACAAGCGTATTGACTAACATTGTTGCTGTCCAGGCAGAAAATGTTCTTGTTAAAGCCTTCTTGTTTTCTGCGCTTTTATTGGAATTATATTTCTCAACGGCATTAAGTAGTAAATTATAGCTCTTTGTAGGCTCCGACATAAACGCCGTCAACATCTTCCAACTGCTGTCACTTTGCCTCATTGCATCCGACCTGTGCATTACAGTATCAACAACTTGTGTCTTATCAATAATTTCATTAAATCTATAATTGACAGCTTCGAAATACTCAGCACTTCCAACTTTAAGACCAGGCTCATTGTTCTCTATTTCAAGTTTTACGGCATTCCATATCTTTGTCCAGGTTATATCATCCGCAATCTGCATACCTTCATATTGTTTATCCAGTATCGGCACTGTATCAAGTATAATATCTTTCATACTGCGGCCTGTGTCAAGATTGAAATAACCCCAACTCTTCCACCTTGCAATCGGAGACTTTTCAAGCATTTCTGCCTTGTTGCTCTTCATGGCAACACCTTTAATCAAATAGTCAACGTCAATTAATGCAGAAGCTCTTACTATAGCCGTTGGCTGTTGTATGATGGTTCTTAAATTAAGTCCAAGTACAGCTCTCTTAGAATTTCTTATCAAACTGCTCACTACAGGAGAACCGCCTTCTGTCCTTATGCCACCTTGTAAGTCAACCATAAACTTTTTCAAGTAGTTAAATGCCTGGATGCCGAATTTCTTATTCATAGCCTGCTTAATACTGTTGTCCTGAGTTTTGTAATTGACTATCTTCTTAGTGCTTTCAGTAATTCCGATAAAAGCGTTGTATGTTGCGGCCTTGTCAGTATGCTCAGTGAATACATCAAACACATCCTCAAGCACGATAGCATTTCCGGCACCCTTGACCGTAGCCTTTAAAAATCCCATGCTTGTAAATGTCGGGTCTAAGTTAGTGTTGTCAAAATCAGATTTAAGAAAGTCCCTATCGACTTTAATCGGGAAGTAATTCTCTTCCTTAGCAAGCTCATATCCATAATTCTGCAATGTAGCTTCGTTGACCCATTGCTTAGAGTAGGTATTCATAAACTTACCTATACCGTCTGCAATACGCCTTTGCTCTTTGGTTAGCATTGCTATCATCTTTGTTGCATCATCCAGAGTTATCTTTACAGGTTCAAACTGCTTTTTAACATACTTTATGCCTTTGTCGTTGACCGCCACAATTGGAGCCGCCTTTACACCAAGTCCAAATATATGTCCTCTTGCCTGCTCACGCTTCATCAATAGGTAGAAGCTCATTAATTGCGACTGAGTAAGCTCAATTGTAGCTCCGCTATCAAGTTTAATAGATTTAATTTCAGCCCTTCTTCCTGTCCATTCACTTATTTGTGAGTTTTTGCTTTTGTCTACAACTTGCCAAAAGTAATCGCTCCATGATTGAAGCTCCTTTTGACCGACATTCTTTAACAAGTTCTTCATATAGTCCTGTGCAATCTTAGTATTATTTATTTTAACATCAAGTGCAACTCTAAAATCATCATACAAGCTGTTAAAAGTATTTCCCATACGCTCAAAATACATCTGAGGAGTAAGCATGCCCCAATTCATCATGTCTTTAAAGTACAAGATACCACCATAAGCACTGTCATTTATCGGAGCATTGGTTTTCAAATCATTCAATATGTTCTCTGATAGTGTACTAATTTCAACCCATTTACCATTCCTGAAAGCCTTATTGTAGGTTCTAACCATATTCTCAAAATACCCGACAATATCCCTTAATACCTCAATCTCCTGCAAGTTCATATCAGCTATTCTCTTACCGTGAAGCGTTTCAAGCGCCTCAACAATGTAAGGGTCTGCCGCAGCGCTCAATCCATCCTCATCGCTCACCTTTGCAATCTTCTCAAATTCCGCTCGTAAATCTCTAAGCTTCAATTGAGTATTTTCATTTTGTTTGTCTGTAGTAAAATCAAGCATTGCCAAAAGTTCTGCCGTTGTTTTATCCAAGGCTTTAGGTATGTGTTGTTTTTGAGTAGGATTTCTAAGCATCTTACTTAATTTTTTAGTCATGTTTCTTATTCTGTCTTTAGCCTGCCTAATTTTCCTATCCTCATATATGCCGGATACTCTTTCCTTGTATTTAGCCTTTTGTTGCTCAAGCTTTTCATCCCTGTTAGCTCTAAGTTCCTTAATCATTTCTTGATAATGAGATTTAATGTCATTCTCATTTATCTTATTTCTCCACCAAGTTTTGTAAGCACTATCTTGATATTGCTTTCTTACTTTAGCAACCGCCTCATCACGCTTAGCTTTTTCCTTATTCAGCACCTCTGTGAGCTTTTCCTTATTCTGATACTTCAGCCAGGCAACGTCATCCGCATTTTTATTCCTAAGAGCTTTAATCCTTTCTTTAGACTTCTGTCTTTCGCTCTCTACAGCCTTTTGTTTTTCAACTTTCTTTCTATCTGCAAACGTAGGCTTAGCCTCCTGCACGGATGTCATGCCGTCAAATATCTCAAATGCTAAGTATTCAACTGCTTGATTCAAATCTCTGTTGTAAGGATTTTCATATATAGGTACCAGGTTATCTAAAACATCACTAATAAGCAACAATTGGTCTGCCGGATTAGCAATATCCTTCATGAACAATTCCGGATATAAATCCGACAATTCTTGATATAAGCTGTCAATACTCATGCCATCATTGGTTATGTTCATTCTTCCGAAATTTTTCTTTCTAAAGTCATTCCATCCGCCCACGGCATCAAAATCACCTTTATACTTATCATCGATGGCAATTGCCGTATTTCTCATGGTATTCCTTAAATCAGAATATTGTTTATACATTGCATCGTTTAATGCAGAAGCATTTTCGATAATATCCCTTGCTACCTCAGTAATAATCGTCTGAGCTTCATCGTATTCCATATCACTATTAACCATACCCATATATACGTTATACAGTTTAGTTTCAAGCTCCGCAGATGAATATTTACTGCTGTAATCCTTCAAAATAGCTTTTGCAAGCCCTCTTACAGCCTTTTCATCAAGTTTAACACCTTTTGTCAGCTTGAATTGTTCCTTGAGCCTTGTCACGGTATTTTGAAGCTTTTCTACATCCTTTGTAGATTTATTGTCCCTTAATTGATATCTTATATCCGGACTATCTGTTGGAGTTTTATTGTCGATTAGTTTTACTTGATTGCCATCAAAAATTATGTATGATTTTGATGTCCCTTTGCCTTCATACCAATTAGGATACTCAATGCCATCATAACCTTTATTACTCAGCAACTCTCTCAAAGCTTTGTTTGCTTTTGAATAATACCCTTCATGATTGCTATTGCCCAACTTAATCAAGTCTTGGTATTCTTCTTTTGTTATAGCACCTACGTCTGCCAACCTAACCGCTAAGCCACTCAATGCATTCCAATTACCACTATCAAAATTTACCTTCAAAGGATTTTTTAAATTGATATACGCCTCGATAATTCTTGCATTAGCACCCTTGCCGACTTTCGTTATAGCTTGAGTTTTGTTTCCAAGATGGAATCCAATATCACCACTTCTGAAAGAATTGAATTGTGCTGTTGTGCCGTGATACATAACCTTCAATCTGCCCTGTCCATCCCTAACAACTGTATCTTTATAGAATTCAGCCTGTTCTTTGGTTAAATCTCTTCCTTGACTATCCTTCAAGCTAAATTTAACACCCTTAACATAATTAACCTTTTCGAGCCTATCGCCTTCAACCTTTTCATCATACTTAATGACTTTTATATTTTTTTCCTTTAGCTGTTGTAATAACTCTTTATCAGTTCTCTTCGGAGCCACTATTGCAGCAACTTCATCAAATCCGACTGCTCTTTGTGGTTTAGCTTCAAAGTATTCTGTAGGCATATCTTTTAAAGAATTAAGGAAATCAAGCGCTTGTTTTATCATGAAATCAGGAATATCATTTACCTCATAACCATCTTCTTTCAATTCCGCTTTAAATATAGAAGGTACAATGCTACCCTTTTTAGCTGTTTCAAACATCGCGATATCAAAAGCATCCGAAGAACCATACATACTTTTATGGTATTTTGAAAACCAACTATTTAATTTATAATACTCCTGGTTAGCCTTTTCTTTTATTTCCCTAAATTCCTCAGGCGAAACAATCTTATTCTTATCATGTTTAATATCTTTTATAGATTTAAACTCTTTTGTCATGCCCGCCCTTACATTGCCTAAGCCATACATGAAGCCTTCTTCGCCCCTAACATCACCTTTCATTAACTTAATAATGGTATCAAGTGTATATTCGTCATTAAGTTGCTCAAAAGACCTTCTGTAGCCAGATGGAGTGAAAGGATCTTTATCGTTTCTGACACCTTTTTTCTCAATAATACCTTCTGATAAATTAGTCAACCAATCTCTATAAGATTTTTTAGGAGTGACTTTATTTAACTTTTCAATCGTTTTATGATAATCAATTTCTTTGTTAGCTCCTTCTCTTGTATATCTGCTAACTTGTTGCAATAAATCATCCATAGTGCCAAATCCCATAGGTTCTTTGTAGACAAGAACTTCATACAGTCTATCATCTTTTATTTTAGATCGATAGAACTCATTAATAATGCTTCTTATTTCAGGCTCCCATCTCATGGTGCTGTCTAAACCTCTGAATAAAACTGATGCTTCTTCATCGCCTAAGTGTTTCTTTATTTTCTCCAAAAGTGGAACTTCCCACTTGCCGAAAGTCTTTTCTTTCATAACAGGCTTAAAAGCAATACCTTTTTCTTTTAAAAATGCAAGTTTTAATAATGGTTCGTCAATGTACCCTTTAACGAAATCTCCATTTGCTTTGGAGGATTGAAGCGTATTCGTTATATTGCTATCATCTAAACTAATTCTGAATTCTTTTCTGTATTCTTCATTGGTTAGCTTATTTATTTTTTCTTTAATTCTGTTAACTACCTCAAAATCAAGCTTATAATTTATATACGGAAATCTCTTAGAGTACACATCGCTGCCAAACACCCTGTTTCTTCTATCCGATTGAGGATCTATAGTATCTTTTGTAAATATAACTGATATTTCCCCAAAATTATCATGCCCTTGCTCTGCTTTTGTTATAGCAATAGAAGGCACAGGAAATCCGCCTAATTCAAGCGTACCTTTTAATTTTTCCTCTGTAATGTTATGTATAGCAATCAAGTCTTTTGTTTCTTCCACCGGAGCTTTAAGGCTGAAAACTCTTTTAGCTTGACTGTCGCCTTCGGGAATTCCTGCCCATTCATAATAATTTGAAGGCTGTGTACGCCACACTCCATGAACTGTATCAATTTCAGAATAAGAATTTGTATACACTCTTATAGAATCCATTATGTATTTTTGTTCAATTAAATCTAAACCAAAATCAAATATTCTTCTATTCTCAGTTATCAACATTGCACTATGAGCGCCAAAATCAACTAATCTATTTTTGATGAAGTTTCTAAAATGCTTGCTATTCGAACTTCGCATTTCGCTTAAAGGCATACCGTTAGGTATCATTTGCAACCCTGTTATTGCTCCCCTTGCATCCAAATAGAGTAAGTAAGATTTATCATCTACAAACTGCATTGACTTTGCCAAGGATGCAATTTTATTCATGCTAATAGTCCCATCGGAATCCTTAGTGTTGTAATCTAATATTTTATTGTATACAGAAGGCTGCTTGTGATAGTCTATCGATTGTTGGTCTATATCTCTTACGGATGTTTCGATGCCATTGTATTTATTAATTGTTATTGTTGCATATTTGTTGGAATTAATTACTATGTGACCTATGAACCCATCAATTTTATTAGCAAAGAATTTAGTCAAGTGCCTATCATTGCTCGATGGATTAGGATTGCCGCTTGGATGATTGTGCAGTATGAAATAGCCATCAGCTTTAAGGCGTTTCATCCTGTCTTTTATTTTATCCATGCCACCATAAAAGGCTTTTTCGTATTGTGCGCCTGTTACTTCGGATTGCTTAGGTAAATTCGGTATTGATTGAGATATTCCAGGAATTCTACTGCTTACAGCCTCATGACCGACTATCGTGTATGTACTGTCATTGTAATCACCTAAAAATTCATCATGAATTATCTTCTTTTTTTCTTTTACATAGACATATCTAAGCGTTTCAAACCTTGGATCTCTATATATTTGCATGATCTGTGCAAGATCCTCGAAAGACTTGAACTTCCTGCCATTAAAATTAACATATCCTGTAGTTATAAAATCCCTTGTTAAACCGTCAGCGATGGTTACTATACCGCTATTATCCTTAGTTGAATATCTAACCCTATTCAAATCATAAAGTGCTTCTGATGCCATTTTTAATGATGACTTGTCTTTTCTATATACATCATGATTAGCAACCAAAGCATTTTCTATATTTTTAAGAGAATATTTTGTAATCTGCTCAGGAAATATAAAGCCATCCTCTTGTAAGAATTCCGCAATTTCATCTACAGTATTTCTCTGTGCATCCATCATCGGAGTATCATTTTTATCAAATACAGTTATTTGATATTTACCGTCTTTAATAGATGGAGTGACCGTTGCGTACATACCAAAGGAACCCTTAAATTTACCCGTCTTTATGCCGTCAACTTTTTCTCTTAGCCATTTTGTCCGGCGTTCAAACTGTTCCTCCCATTTATCCGTTTCCTTGAAAGGATGGTATGATTTTTCATTAAATGGATTATCTTTTAACGATTGCTTCTTGTCTGTTTTAGAATTGGATTTCTTTTCTGTTTCTGAAACACTATTCAAAGCATTAACCCATAATCTCTCAGCTTCTCTTAACTGTTCTGTATTTAGCCAACCTTCAGTAAATCCTGATACTTTAAGCGCATCTTCAATTTTATCTATAAGTTTTCTAAGCACATCAAGAATTTTTTGACCCAAAGTCTTATTTTCTGCAACTAACTCATTAATCGCTTTTTCATCCGTGAGGAATAGCTCTGTAGCATCTGCAACTAATTCATCCTCTATGCCGTTTTTATCAATACTCTGCCCTGCATTTTCATACAGCTTAACCATATCATCATATTTAGCTTGATATGTTCCGTTTTCTTTCATAGCTTGCAATACATAATCTTTGTATTCCTTATAGAGCTTTGGACTTTCCTTCTCTAACACATGAGTTAATTCATGCTTTGCAACTACCATAAACGGATTGAAGGTATCAAGTGCTATTTCTATTGAATCTGTTGTCGGGTCATATTGTCCATTTGCGAACCCTGCCTCTTGACCGGAAGGATCGTAAATTGTTTCGACAAACTTAAATTTAGTATTTGTCGCTTTGCCTATCCTGTCTAAAATATCATAGACTTTTGGATATTGCTGTCTTACTCTATTATCAACACCATTATAGACAACTCCGCTTTTCTTGCTTACAACTTGTTGATAATTTGTTGATAAGCTATGTACGAATAATTTTCTGCCATTGTCTGTCCTTCTGATGTCCATTGTAATTTCGTATGGAACACCATTAATATTTACTGTACCTGTAATATTTGCATATGTCTTTTTACTTGACGGAGTATCAGAATTATCAATAACCGTAAATTCTCCGTTTTGAACTAAGTCAACCATGTTTGCCATAGCAGCAACCTTGATTTCATTATCCTGGTTCTTTATATATTTATCATCTGCCTGGAATGTTTGATTAATCGTTGCCCTCGATACTTCGATATTCATACCGGAGCCTTTATTTAAAATAGGTTTTGATGTATTGCTGTCAGAAATTATTGAATTTTTATAAAATTCGTAAACATTCTGTTTAACTTCACGGGCATTATTTATGTTTTGTATGCTAAATGTAGACAAAACAGGATTAACCGTTTTAGAGGCGTTATTTTCAGCTTTGACAAATTTTTGTCCTTGTTCGACTGTTTGTTTGTTGGCATTATTTTCGTTAGAGAAAAACGTTTCTTTTTGCCCCTCTAAATTCAATAGCTTGTCAGTTTCGCTCTCGAACATAATTCCATCTTGTCTTGCAGAATTAATAACCCATATTTTTGTATTGTCATCGATATTTACATTGTCATCCCGCATTTGATTAACCCTTTCAAGTATAGGAGAATCTTCCGGAAGAGAATTGACAGTATTTTTATATTCCTTGTCTATGATTTTGGAATATCTATTATTGAGGGCTGTATTTACTCCTACCGCTCCTCCACCCATAAGACCGCCAACTGTAGCTCCTACCGCTCCTGAGAACGCCATTTCTTTAGGATTTATAATTGCCTGCTCCTGCATGGAGAATAAAGGCATATCTTTATCATAAGCAACCTTTTGACCTATATTCTCTATAGGATACTGCACGATTTCTTCAAAGCCTTCCTCTAATGCAGATTGTAGCATCGCTCCTGCTACACCTTTTGTTTTGTTTGCCAGGATATTGGTTATATTTTCGATACCACCGCTAACCTCAATCAAAGCAGAAGGTACACCGCCGATTATAGCAGACTTTAAAGCCTGCTCTCTTGATGCACCCTCATTTACGCCTTGCAAATATTGATTACCGACCGATGTAACCATTGACGAGTATAATGCAGGATTACTTTTTAAACTCATCGCCACTGTTCGTGCAGCATTTAATGTTGTAGGATTTGCTAAACTTGCAGCATTTGCTACTAATTGAGTACCTTTTGCTGTTGTAGGTACAAGACTTCCTGCGGCGGCTGCAGGATTCATTAACGCAAGTGCTATTGTTGGAATTCCTTGACCTATACCCTGAGCCACGCCCCCTGCGAATTCATGTCCTTGATTAAGCATTGCTAATTCTTCATCAGATTTTTTATAATAATCTTTGTAGCTGTCTAAAAGTTTATTTACAGGCTCTATTCCTAATCCACCTAATGTTGCATCTGCCACTCCTACTATTCCACGAGGCAACATATTTATTCCGTAATTAACATTTTTAAAAGCTGTCTTTACAGTTTGTTCCTTCCAATAATCCGTCGGCTCAGGCTCAGGTTCAACATATCCTCTTTCTTTTCTAATATCTTCCCATTTTCGCTGTTGTGGTTTTGGATCTGCTACTAAAAATCCTTGATTTATCATTTTGTTTGCATTATTTTGTACAGGATTAGAAAAGGAGCGTACCTTTTCCTCGCGCTCCCTTTTTATTTCTTCCCATGATTTAGCCATGCTATATCACTCTCCTTGTTTTGAGATTGTTCCGTAGTCCTTTAATATTTTTATTACTGAGGCATATTCTTCATCGCTCAAATATGCCGCATTTTCTCTTAGCCATTCAGCTGCATTCGGAGCTTGCATTGCGCTACTTATAGCAGCACGGATGTTATTTTGTCTATCTGCTTCTTGCGCTTCTTTTGTTCTTGCCTCTAACTGCCCCATGACCGTGTTAGGATAATTAGCTTCTAAGTCTTTTTGGTATCTTTCGTAATTGAATTGTTTTTCCTTATCCTCACGGCTCAATCTATCCTGTTCTGCATTATAGTTGTATGCTCTGTCTTGAGTGAATACATTTCTATTGTAGTCCCTTGAATCTGTACCTACATCCCAATCAAATCTTGATTGTCTGTATTTATTATCAATATCAAGTTGTGACAAGTTATCTTCCCGGGTTCTGTCATTTATGAATTTCTCATAATCGAATTGCTCTCTTGCGAATTCTCTGTTATAAGCTAAATCATCCCTTGAATCGCCGTATTCTTTATTACGCCACATATCTTGATTTCTTAATTGAGTATCTTCTCTTTGGAAGTTGAATTCATTCAGATAATCCCTGTAATCAAATTCCCTGTTTGTATTATACCTGTCAAAAGCTTGTTGCTCTAAAAGAGGAATCATATCAGCCGTTTTCTTTGCATACGCTTGTTGTGTTTGAGCGTTAGCGGCCGCAGCAAAACTTGAAGGCATACCACCTGTAGCAGCAGACGTATCCGCCAAAGCTCTTTCGCTTGCCGCTTGACCTTCTCTTTTAAATTTATCAGCATATATTTGATATGACTTATCCTTATCAGGGTTGTATGCAAAATCCTTATAAGAAAAAGACTTGTAATCAGGCATATTTAGAATAGGATTTAATTCAGCTCCCGTAGCACCGCCATAATACCCATCTTCCTTCCGGATGTTATTAGCATAGTTATTCCAATATGCTCTATCTTCATCTGTAGCAGCATTCATGTAATTATTTTTAGCCTTTAAGATACCGCCTAAATCATTCGAATACATTTTGTCATAGTCAGACATTCCACCAAGCAACTCTTTATAATTAGTGTTTGCAGGTTGCTTTTTCTTTTTAATAGCAGCTCCAATAATAGAACCTAAAGCCATATAAATACCTCCTTATTCAACTAATTCAATGAAATCCATAATCGCCCACACTATCTTAGGTTGCAGGTTATTGTTTTTTCTCAACTTAAATTTAGGATACTGTAATTTAAAATCGATATCCTTGTTTTCAAGTTTAGATATTTCATCGAAAAACTTTAATTTATTGGCATCCAAAACAGTGTATGCTCCTGTTTCATCTGCGCTTCCAAGTTTTATAATCGTTTTATTCCTCTGCAATTCAAAATTCTCCGCAATAGGACTTAATTCTTTCATAATCATGCCTATATCAAAGCCTTCCTGTGTTGTAAATATTAAATTTCCCATTTCTTTAAAGCTGTTGTATGCGGCCACAATATCTTTTACTTTCATAAAATCCTCCTATGCTTTTTTCAAAAATCCATTACTATCAAACACTACCTCAAAACCTTTTATTTTAATCGTGTTAGACGATAAACCTAAATCAATATTACCTCGAAAAATATGATTATATGTTCCGCTCTCCCTAAAATCATAGTAAGACGAATAACTATTATCACCTATAACCACTTGTCCATTTAAACCGGACGTAACCTTCAATAACATTCTTTGTGTTGTATACATTATTCCGCTTGTAACACTGTAAGGATTTAAAACATATAGATTTCTTAATAATATATTTCCGCTGCTATCTGCTTTAAATACCTCATAACTGCTTGATGGAGAACTATAAATAACTATTTTCCCACCGCCCAACTCCAATACGCCGCTTGAGGAAATACCAACCGTTTTAGTTGAGCCATCCATAATTTTAAAACCACCATTCTTAACAGTCAGCCCGCTATTATCAAATACAAGCTTAGTAGCGTTAATAGCTGCTGTTATGCCTGTAGTTGTTTGTTGTATGGTAGATATATTGCCCTCTGCATCACTTATCCTTGTTGTAAGGCTGTTAGCCGTTTGAGTAACAGTCGAAATATTGCCTTCAGCCGTTGTAAGCCTGCTCGATAAACTACTTGCCGTTTGAGTAACCGTGCTTATATTGCCCTCTGCTGTCGTTATTCGGCTTGTCAATGTTTCGGATGTCTGTATTACTGTACTAATATTGCCTTCTGCATCTGTAATCCTTGAGCTTAAACTGTTTGATGTCTGAATTAATGAGCTTATATTACCTTCTGCATCCGATACCCTTAATTCAATAGCTGTAGAAATTTGAGATAAAGAAGAAATGTTCCCTTCTGCATCACCTAATCTCGTTGAGAAGAGTTCAGATGTGAGGATTAATTCAGCAACATTTCCGAAATTATCAGTCAATCTTTTATTGAAATTAGTTGACAGGTTTTCAAAGTCAACATTCTGCATACCGTACTCTATTTCTTTACGGAGCATAAAATAATTGTCTAAGAGCATTTCTATTTTTTGGTCTACAGACTTAGCTCCATTTACGTCAGGTATTGGAGTTGTTATCATCGCCATACAACACCACCTCCGACAACCTTCTTTTGAATACTGTAAACTTCTGCATACTTATTGCCCTGGATCTTAATCTTGAGTTCACTTACGGCATTTATGCTTATTGGAATATTCTTTACTGTATCGCTGTCATATCTGTAAACTGCAACTCTTCTAAAGTCTTTTCTATCTTCCGATATTAAAACCTCAATTTCAGTATCATATTCCGCATAGATTGAGGCATAAATCGTAGTATTCTTTTTATTGACCTTGCCTATTTCACTTAAATCCGTCAGTGTGAACTGCCATTCTATTTCTTCTGTACCGGAATTAAATTTATATACCTTGCCATCCGCAGCTAAACAATATAAGACATCGCCGTATCTTGTAAAATCTACCGCTTGCAAACTATCTTCGCGCCACCAAAGCTGTGTCAAGGTATCAAACACATACAAACTGTATTCAGTGCCGTTATATACACTTATATATAAAAATCTTCCGTTTTTTCCGGCGACTCCATTTATGTATACCTCATTTAGATTAGAGGAAATATTAACTGCTTGACCGCCACCATATCTCTGTACGCCCTCACTATTTAAGAAATATAAAACGGAATTAACCTCAACCATTGAGCTGTTTGATATAGTTCCTGTGCGTGATACATCGATAACAGTAAAATTAGATGGCTTCTGTCCATAAAGCTCATGATGATAATTCTCTTTCAGAGCGACAACATGATTTTGATACTCAATGCACCCTTTAAATTCGCCCGGAGAAGCAACATCGACAGCATAAGCACCTATTTCTGATGGATTGCCGTCAACATCGACAAAAGTTGTCCAGTCCTGGATGTTGCCCAAAGCACATCCATAAATCGTAGAACCCTTAACCCCAAATACTCTGTTATCATGCACGCAAACATAATCAATATCAGGGCAACTTCCTGCGGCCGGATACACTGAACCATTTCCTATATTTCCGTTCGTTCCATCTGTTTCATCGTAATATTTTTTATCCGGGAATATACAAATCTTCTTATGGAATTCTACAATGCTTTTCTTTCCTGCTGAAAGTCCCGAAAACTTCAAAACTCCATCAACATAAAACTTACCGTCAGCTATATAATAAAGCTTCTGCGCTTTGAAAAGAGCTTGAGGATTGACTATATCTTGATATATAACCTCTCTTGGCTTCCTTGTAGTAAGCTTAGGATAATCCTTCAAGGATATATTTTCACAGTCAATTAATTCATTAGTTGAAGCAGATATTTTTCTATTCAGTCCTCTAAAATCGATTATGCTTGTTTCAGACTTAGGTAATTCGTTTAAGATTGGTAGTTTCATTTCTTAAACGCCCCCTTGTAATCATATTGTCTAACCGGAGAAGTCTGTTTTCTTGTTTTCATGTAGTTCATGTATTCTTTCATTGCATTATTATGCAACATTGTAAAATTATTAAAGCTTGGTATGTCGTTCGAATATAAGTCGATATGTGCCGCAACATAATATTCATATATTTCTGAAAATTCCTCCGGCAATAGTAGCTCGTCAGTATCAATATTTTCATATTTCAACGATTCGAATTCAGTTTCATTATTAACTATTAGCCTCAATTTTGCTTCTATTTTGCTTAAAAATGACAATAAAGCCGTGTTTTCAAGTATACACGGCTTAAATTCTCTTACTCTATCAATTAGTTCTAAGGGTGTCATTGCCACACCTCCCTAAAATCCTGCTCTTTGTTTAGCATCCTCGATATACTTATTCGCAGTTCTAAGTTCTCTGTCTTTACTTTCCAATACAGTCAATACATATCTTGGAATATGCACCAATTCCCCTCTTTTAATGATAAAATTACTGCCATTTACTATAACAACAATATCATCCTTGTATTTGCCATCATCCTTAAACGCCATATAAGGAACTCTTTCCTTCATATAGTCATTCGGATCAAATTCTTTTGCTACTGTTACTTTTACTTCTGTTTTTGTAGCCATAATATCCTCCTTATATTAAAAAAGGAGCGTTCATAACGCCCCTTAATTTATTTGTTGTCTTAGTTTATTCCTGCACCGTAGTCATTTTCTTCGGTAGTAGTTTCAAGCCTTACCATATAGGCATCCGTCAACACAACCGCACCTTGAATAGCTTTCCAACCCTGAGTTGAACGTTGATCCAATGGATCGGCTGTTCCGGCAGAACCTTTAGCTTTAACGATATTCTGTAATCCTCCACCATCAATAGTAGTAACGCCGTAAGCATCTTCACCTATGATAAGGGTTGAATATACATCATAGCCTTTTGCTCCTGCTTCACCAGGATATACTATTTCTCCATCGCCAGGAGTACCTGTTACAGTTTCTTTTACAGTTATTGTTGCAGCTCCAGCAGCTCCTGCGGCTGCTTCTGCAACTGTATAAAGAACGCCTTTAACTATAATTTTTCTTCCTACTAAAGCCGTTGCATCTGCTGCCGTTAAAACTTCATCAATAGTAAATGTTTTGCTTGATAAAGAAGCAACCGTTAAATCTCTTGCACCTGCCGATAAATCTTCCGCATGGAATATCTTAGCCTCGGTGGATTCAACAAATCTAACGCCTTCTATTTTCCCGATTTCACCATTATACCAGTTCTTAGGATTGTAGTTAGTTACAGATTGCCATTTTGCATCCTCGGTCAAGTGATAGGATACGTCAGGATGAATTATTGCAACATAACTGTCACCTTTTTTCTTTGCAAGGTATCTTTTTAGTGTCTTAACAGCGTTCTTAACCATTTTAACAGTGATATAATCGTTTCCGTTTGCCTCTCCGCCTACAAGCAAGTGTCTTGCAAGTTTAGAACCATCTGCATATTGTACGTTTGTACCGGTATTGATTATATCTCTAACAACTGTGTCAAGAGTTCTCCCCGACTGATCTCCAAGGTCCCTCAAGTTATCATTTATAATAGGGTCTATCGCGGTCAATTCAAGAACGTCAGAAGTAGTAATATAATCCCCGAACTGATGAACAGGAGCAGAGATTGCCTTTACTTCAATCTTTCTTCCGTCAGGAGTTACGCCTTCTGTTAAAGGAGTTAAAGCTTTAGGAAGTGGATCTCTTCTTCTCCATTCCTGTGACTTTCCACCCCTCTTAGGTATAGGTTTCTTTTGACCGAATTGCCCGTGCACTAATAAAGGTTTTGCATATCTTATAAGATTTTTATTGTAATAGGTTTTCATTTCAGGAGACAAATCCTGTCCTGCACCTGTTTGAGTAGTTACGTTAGTGTTAGGCTCAACGCCCATTGCCAACACCATAGTAAGGTTAATTACTCTTTTCCCAATGTTTGTTTTTGAAAGCAGAAACATTGAAGCTGCTAATATTATAAGTAATATCAAATACATACTTTATCCTCTCTTTCATTTTTAAAATGTAATTCGCTCCCCTCTTGCAGCTCTTTCCTCTAATTCGGCAAGCTGTTCATCTGTCATCTTAGAAGGATCGATTTTTATTGAGGCGGCCTTTGTTCTCTTTGTTGCGTTTTCAGAAATTCTTGTGCCTTTTGCCTTCACATTGTCGATTACGTTTTTCTTTGCCTTTGTAGTCTGTTTCTTTATAAGCTCGTCAACATGGAGCGCATCGTAAGCTTGTTTGAACGGAACACCGGAACCTAACATTTGCAAAAAGCTTTTATTCTGCATAAGTTCTTCCGGTTTTATATCTCCATAAAGCTCAGGATTGCTCTTTGAAAGCTTATCGCAGTCGCTATTAAAGGCATTAAAAAAAGCCTGCTGTCTTTGTTGCTCCTGCATGGCTCTAAAATTTCTTAATTCTTGCTGTTCTCTTTGTTGTTTTAACAGTTGTTCTTTTGTTGTACCTCTTTGATATGCAATTTCTTCTATAAGCTCCTCAGACTTTTTCTTTAGCCCTTCAAAACCTTCAACTTCGAAATATTGCTCAAAGGTATGTAACAAACTGTCGTATTCTTCATTTTTCTTTCTTTGCTCACCGAGTCTTTTTCCGATTACATTATCCATATAGGCTTGATGTTCATCTTTTGACCTAAATACCATGAACGGCTTATCATCTTCTGTTTCTTCTTCTTCGGATTCCTCTTCACCGTCTTGCGTATTTTCCTCACCTTCATCATCATCGTCAAGCTCATCGATATCATCAAGTTCATCATCATCGGCTTCATCGTCAACGTCAACGTCATCAATATCATCATCCTGCTCACCGTCTACAGGAACGTCTATTTCTTCATCATCTGCGGCGAATAATTGTAACTTTAATTTTTCTAAAAACATTATATCCTCCTGCACCCTTTGGGCGAAAATTTAAAATTTATTTTAAAGCGCTGTAATACAGCGAAATTAACTAATAGGATTATTGACTAATCCATCAATATTGCCTTTTAATTGCTCAATGTATGCGCTCTGCTCTTGCATCTGTCCTTGTTGCATTTGGAGTGCTTCATTCATCTGCATCATTTGCTGTTGCATCTGCATCATCTGATTATACATTTCTCCATTTCCTTTGACTTTCAGCAGCAACTTTTCCTTGCCGTCAAATATCATATTCTCTAATAGCAGTGTAGCAGCAATAGCAGCTTCCGGATTAAATACACCGCGCTCAAATAAATCAAGCATCATTTGATTGTGGCTGATAGTATTAAACGGGTTTTCTTTCTGTGCTATTATTTCTATATCGTAAACAGGCTTCCTATACTCAGGCTTCCACTCCGGATTAGGTACTTGATTTCCCATTTCATCTGTTAAATACGCTTCATCCATATTGGTAATCTGATTTATCATATTCGCATTATTAAAAGTAACATACTCAGGGTTGTTATCCTCTCCGATAATACGGAATTGTCTGTCCTCTGAATAGAATTCTCTTATCAGCTCAACAACTAATGTGACGAGTTTCTTAAAGCTCCTGTAATTAGACTTAACCAAATCTCTTGTAGTCTTATTGCCTGCTTCCTGTAATGCTGCAATAGCTCCGAAAGCTGTTACCCCTCCTGTAGTGCCTCCCTGGTTAAAATCTCTGTTACCCGATAGCTCCTTCATTTCAAGGATTTTATTTTCTCTTATCTTTGTCACTATATCCGGCAATGCGTCAGCCTGGAATGCTCTTACAGCGCTTTCATCTACAGCAGTAGAGCTTACAATTACATCCTTAGATAAATCCATAATGTCATCAGGATTTATACCGCCATCCTCTTTAGTCAGCCATCTTTGCTTAGAAGCAACAACACCATTATTAAGCGAAAGTACATCAAGCTTATCGACATATCCTTGATTGTTTTTATTCATATCAATCAAGCCCATACCCTCAAGAGTGCCTTCAAGCGGTATGTATTGGTCGATAATAAAAGGATATCTGCCATGAGCATATATTCCTGTTTGAGCTGTTTCTTCATTTGTAATCGATGATTCAAGCACCACCTCATTTGCCATCTTTGTTAGATGAACTATCTGCCTGCCATCCTTTGCTATGGTTCGCTCATAGCCATCTATAACAAGAGTTTTATTTGCAAGTATCGTTTGGTCTTGCCCTTCGTAAGTCTTTATCTGTACCGCATCTTGACCGCCATATGTTTCAGCACTTTCAGTCAGTTTGTCGGGATATTGTTCTTTTAATATGTCTGTATCAATTAAAGAAGTAACAAATACATACCTGCTATCCTGTATGTTAGTACAATTCGGCTCCCAATAGATCCTCAGAATATCCAAGTAATTTATTACTATATCACCTAAACCATTTTCCAAAGTATCATCCCAGGTAACGGATAAACAGCCAATACCTTGCTTGATTTTATACATACAATATTTATCATAAACATCATCCCAATTAGCATTTTGCATTATGACAGGGACAACCTTAGTCAGCCTTTCAGCTTCTACCTCGTCATTCTGCTCTCTTGCCAGGAATACCGGAGCAGGCTGATTGTCCATCAAATCAGCGTGTTTATTTAATATAGCATTCAGTAACGTGCCGGATGTTGGTTCATCGCCATCTGTTTTATCAATCAAATACTGCCAATACTCTTGTCTAAACCAATTCTCATTCTCGATAATTTTCATATCGAAAGCTTCTCTTGCTGCTCTGTACTCAGCAAAAGCATCGATATATTTCTTAACATCAATATCTTTAATCTTATGCAATGCTGATTCATCTGTAGGCTTTATAATTTCAGACAATCTTCCAACCTCCCTTCAATCTTTATTTTCTTAATATTTCCGCATTTATTACAACGGTATACTGCATCTACAACAGGCGTATTTCCTTTATAACGCAGGAACTTGTAACCTATATATCGGTAATTATGCCTGCATAACAAGCGTAGTAATTTTCTAAACATTAAGCATACCTCCAAATATAACCGTTGTGCTGTTTGTTTACGCCCCTGCAAACCAATGAAACGCTTGAATGATGGAAGCCTTCTTTATTTACGCTTCTCAATGATGAATGTTTTTTTATAAAATTACCGTCTTTATCATACTGTAAAACAGGTTTAGACCGAGCTTTACTGCTTCGTGTAATACAAGTTCCATAATTATTGTTGTATTTTTTGTCGCACCATTCTAAATTAGTAATATTGTTGTCTGTTTTTATTTCATTTACATGGTTTATTTCTGTTAATCCATTTATATTTGAAATAAAAGCTTCAGCTACTAATCGATGAACTAAAAAACATTTTTGTTTTCCATCCTTCCATAAATGCGCCTGCAGATATCCGTTACTATCCTTTCCTAATTTCAGTATCCTTTCTTTCACAAATCGTCCTTTGGAATCTTTTCTTTCCAAAGATTTAACTCTGCCAATATTGCTAATCTGATACATTCCATTATAGCCATCAATGTCTTTCCATATTTCCTCCATATTGTTCCTCCTATACTCTTATATTGTTAAACACTTTGCCCAGACTGTCGTACGGCGTGGTGATAATCGGTCTTTCAATCATATTCAACGGGTCATCTTGTGGTGTCCATATCTTTTTAGGCATCATGTTTTTCCGTTGTTTTATCGGTCTTGCCATACACATATATCGTACCTCGTCATAGCAGTTATGTGTTATGACTCCATTTCCTATTGCAAAATTATGAGTTTCATCAACTTCCATGTTATAAACATCTGCTTTTCCTGAATAATAAATAGATTTTATTTTCATGCTATTTTCCTTTTTCTATAAGAAGTGCATTTGCAATTATTAGAGCAAAATTTCGCAGTTTTATTAAAGCTTTCAAATTCTCTACCGCACCATTGGCATTTTAATTTATTTTTAACCCTGCTTCTCCATGCTTTTTTAGCATGTTCGCTGTGCCATCTTCTTCCTTCTTCGCTCCCGTGCCATTTAGCAGCTGCAGGAATAGCAGTTTCTATAAATCTTTCTTTTATTTCTTCTAAGTCTTTTTCTGCCATGTGGTCACTTAAATGTTTATTTGCTGTTTTTATTTCAAGATTTGAAATATCATTATTACTTCTGTCATTATCTTTATGATGAACATGATATCCTTTCGGAATATCACCGTTATAAAATCTATAAACAGCTAAATGTAGTCGCTTGCCTTTTCTCTGAAAATAATTTCCGCACAAATAATATCTTTCGTTGTTGAACTCTTGAATTGTATCAGATATTATATTTACATTCATAAAGCTCATCTCCTTCTCGTAATTCATCAAGCCTTTTCCATTCTCCGCTTTTTAACATAAACCTATGATTTTTAGTAGCTGTAATTTTAATTCCATCTTCAAGTTCAATAGTAAACACATCTACATTTTTTTGCGTTAATCTAACATCACTATACTTATGTAAATTTCCATCACTACTTACTACCAGTCCGTTTGTATCAACTAAATTCTTAATAGGTATTTTGCCCCTATCTGTCCATACTAAAGTATCACCTATCAAGCAATGGTCTTCGCCCTCAGTGTCGATATCCTCAACATCCTTTAAGTCATATACCAGGTTCGGCATAGTCCTAATGAAATCTTTACAAGTGTTAAATACATACAACATCGGTAATCCGTCAACATCAAAAGCTAATCTATAATGTATCTGCATTTTACCTGCGATACGTTGATTATCAGCAGGCTGCCAAAAGATACCCCTTCTTTCGAATATTCTTGCAATACTTCCATCCGGCATCCCGTTATCTGCAAATATGGAAGGGTCTGCATAGCCTATTATCTTATTTCCCTTTTCATATTTTTCTTCATAGGCTTTAACTAAATCAGCAACCTTGTCAACCGACATATAAAGTCCTTTGTTCGGCTCTTTTGTTACCCTTGTAACAGGGTCTTTTTCAGTTCCATACATTTCATGATACCTGTATAATCGGCCGCTTGGATCTTCCGCCCAATAGCCAACTGAAAACGGTCTTGAATAACCCCAGTCAAACGAACGATATCTTTTCCAATCGGAAGGAATAACAAAAGGGTCGATTACATGAGTTTTCTTCCTTGTTTGATAATTCTTAGGGTCGTTTACCCATTCAGTAAATACCTGCCCTTCAAACATATCCCAATTGCCTTCAAGGAGCGCTTTTTGTAATGCTTCCGGCAAGCTTTCAAGTTGTATAATATAATCTTCCGTCAAGTGAGGATTGTCCGTAACTAAGGCAGGAATATATTGTCTTGTAACAATAGTATTTCTTTTTAAAGTCCTGCTGTATGCTTCTATTTTGTGAATTTTGTATGGCTCCAAAGCATCAACGAACATTGACTTTACCCATCCATGACCAACGCCACCAGGATTAGCGGTAAACCTCTTGAAAGGCTTTACATTAAGTGACTTTGGCGCTCTTACTCTCGTCAGCAAGAAATCAAATATTTCTTTTTTAAATTTAGTAAGTTCATCGATGAATAACCTATTCATTTCTGCGCCTTGATAATTGTAAGCATCTACAAGGTTCCTTGCATATCTAAAATGCAATACAGAGCCATTTTGTAACTTGTAATCATGGTCGGAACCAATATATCTTCCTAATTCTCGTGGTATTGACAATTGAGCTTCTTTTACAAGTGTGTCCCTAAGTTCGGGATATGTATTTCTGAATAAATAAGAGTGTACGCCTGGATTCTCCATGCCGTCAATGAAAGCTTCCATTACTGTAGCTTTGCTTTTTCCTCCCCCTGCAGCACCACCGTATAAAAGTTCATCAGCCGTGGATGTATGATACATAGCTTGCTTTTTGGTAGGTATATAATCTATATTGATATCTATTCTTCATCACCATCCTTCTCAGGGCGTGGTATTGAATGAATAAGATTAATTGTCTTTGTATCATCGTCATCCTTCTTGTTATATAATCCTGCCATTTCAAGCAATACTTTCCCGTGATTAAAGCTTCCTCTCTTAGCTTCTCTCACAAAGGCATTGATAACAGGAGCAATAGATTGTTGCACTATGCTTTCTGAAAGCTCCTTATATAACTTTACAAACTCAGGCTTTTCAAAGGCAGTATAATAGATATTTCTTGTGCATTTTGCAGCCTTACAAATGTCGGTGATAGATTTCATTCGATAATCGGGATTTATCAATATTTCAAGCAGCGCCTTTTCCTTTTCTGTAGGCTTGTATTTTGTTGAGTTTCGTTTACTCAAATCAACCACCGCCTAATATATCCGGAAGTTCTTTGTCTATCGAATTCCAATCAAGCCCATATTTAGTTAGAATGTCACTGAAGTCCTCTATATTATGTGGTACTATCTTCAATCCCTTTTCTCCGATGCCAATATGCCTTAGCTCGTGGTACATCAGGACCTTCAACTGATTTTCATTCAGAAACCCTGTATTTCGCTCAAAATAGGTTATTATAAAGTCATATGGCAGGTATGCTTTATATAAATCCGTTACTTTTCTGCATTCTGCATAGGTAATCTTCTCACCCTGTTTCTTCTCATGACTGATGATGTAACCGATTTTAATACCATATTCCTTTATAAAATTGAACTCCGGAAAGTGCTTAATAATCTTATCTCCAAGCCTTCTTAATTCATGGCTGACTTCTGCTTCTCCAATATTTAGCTGTTTTCTTAAATTACGTATACGAATAGTTTTGTCTTTATTGTTTTGCTTTCTCCATATGCTATATAGTTCCTTGTAGGCTGCGCATGGAATTTCGCAACCATCTGCATAATAACAACTATTGCATATTTCGCTTATCATGCGCTCACCTCATTTCTAATCTTTGCCCACCCCAAACCCTATGCACTTTCATCAACCGTGCATCATCTAATTATTTATAAAGCAAAAGAGCGCCCTTGTCGAACGCTCTCTGCCGGAGGAGTCATGGTAAAAAAGTATCAGCACCCAATTACATAGAATCCAATATTAGCATTATAGACCATTTTTAAGTGCTACTACTGCAAACTTTACCATATCTTGCTATAACTTATCATATCTTACTTCTTTAATACTTTTTCAGCTTCTTCTCGTGTTAGAAATAATTCTTCTTGTCTATGGGTTTCGCCAGTTTCATACCAAGTTTTGTTATCTTCATCTGGAAAAGCTACCATAAACTCAATTTCATCTTTATTTATATAAAATCCACTTATTTTGCATTCGTAGGTTTTCTTTTGAATGTTTATATAAAAGATATCTCCAACTTTACAAGGCAAATTTATTAATAAGCCTTGTCTCATCAAATCTGCATACTCACTTACCTTACTATAAACTTCTAAATACATATCATATGCTTGTTTGATTTCTTCCGGCTCTAATCCTGTATTTTCATAAGTTTTTAAAATATTTAATGCATCTGCTATATTTGCATAACATGAATACGAACAGTTATTAAAAACTTCGTTATCATTTAATTCAATTGCTCCTTCGCTTAATCTATTCATTTTCTACCTCCTACACCCAATCTTCACACCAATCTTTTTCGGTTACATAAGTATCATATAGTGTGCATATTCCTTTGCCTGTATATGTTTCTTTGTAATAAATGCAGTTTTTACATTGTTCCATTGGTTTCCTCCTTATACGGTTCAGGTAATGGTTGCCATGCTATAACTTTATAGTCATTTACATATACCTCTGTGTAATCATCCCAATTTTCAATAGTTTCATACCAACCTTCTTTTACATAATATTCATCTTCTTCCTCAACGTAATCGTTCCAAGTGTAATCTTCACAATATGACCACATATCATCTACTTTTATGGAATGTTTCCCGATATACTTAGCATTGAAGCGAACGTATATATTTTTTTTGGTATATTCAGAATATCTTACACCCGTTACTTGTACTTTTGTATTGTTATCTGGCAGCCTCTCACTTACAGGAATCCAACCACCGTTTAATTGTTTTTCATTGATAATTTCGCATTCTTGGTCTATAAAGCATTTCGCTTTTAAAATTCCATTTGCTAACTCAATTTCTCCGTTAGCGGCTTTTTTATCTGCATATGCCCTTAGTTTCAACTGTAACTTGTCATAGTCCGTTAATCTCATTATTCCACCTCCGACCAATCTAATTTTTGACCGCAATCTTGACAATATTTCTGTAAGTAGTCTATATAGGCATTCTTACAAATCTGACAAATTATAATCCTATTACCCTTCGTTTTCTTTGGTGATTGTTTTTCAAGTGCTTGTATTGCTAAGTCAAATTCGTTGAAAACATGCCTTGTTGCCCTTAAGTTATTCTTAATAAAATCTTTATCTGCTTTGAGCAAACTTATTGCTTTTTTAATCTCAATATCATTCATTTTCTACCTCCACCCTTTCAAACTCTATAACCCACACCCAAGGATTAGCACCA